TTTTTTCATTAATGTCCTAATGTTTGTTGATAAGGTGTTGCGGTAGAAGGTTTTTTTGCCCAATCAAAAAATTGCTCGGCTGAATGTTTTGTATCCTGATACCAATATGGATCAGATGTAAGACCTTTACCTTTTTCGGCAAGAGCCGCTAAAGCGGAAGCTTGCCGTGTTTGCGCAGTATATAAACCTGCTTGTTTTAATATATTATTTGTTTGAGCCTGGGTTAATCCAGGTCTATACGCTTCTGTTATAGCAGTAGCTCGTTTTAATGCAGCTTCTGCATTTGTGTTATCAATTTGAGAACCAATAAGTTGCTCCTGTATATTTTGGTTTCTTAAATCTTGATATTTTCCAAGATTTTCGCCTATAGATTTAACAGCTGCGCCTGCAGAACTTGCCATCTGAGCTTGAGCTCCAGGCTGGTTTCCTGCTCCACCTTGTTGATAAGCAAGCATGGGATTTAACCCAGCTTTTTTCAAATCTTCTACTGCTGTTTGATATTGTGTTTCGCGTTGCTCTTTTTGAAAAGCCATTTGCTTTTCTGCTTGTTGCGCATTCGCTTGATTAGCTGTTTGTTGTCCCATATATGAGCCGAGTCCGCCAATAGCAGACCCGACCATACTCATAGTGCCTGGTGGCAACCCCATTGACATACCAGCAGCTTCAGCTGCTAATGGAGCTACCTCTTCGAAAATACCATCGAACATTCCCATATTAGAAATGATCGATTAAGCCAGGTACGCTGTACATTGGCATTGGTCTTGCTTTCTTTACATCAAAGAAAGAGTCAAAAATAAATTGTTGTCCATTAGCACTTGATCCTACAGCAACAACACGGCTTATAGGTGGTGTATCTTTAATAAATGTGTCATTTAATGTTGGTAACGCTGTAAATTTCTGGGCTAAATGCCAGCCGTCAATAGTTCCTGCGGCTGTGGATCTAAATAAACCAGAAATTCGTGATGGATAATAACGATACTCAGCCCATCGTTCTTGATATCCAAATACGCCATTATCTTGAGTTGAGTCGCCAGTTACATAAATTTCCTCATTTAAAACAGCCTGTTCGCCAAGTGTGGCAAACGCTGGGAAATAAAAATCGTAACGTGTTGATCGGTTCCACATACGTTGCAGACCTTGCTGGTAAGTCAAATCTGCTCTAATACTTACTAAACCGATGATAACGCCGTGTTCAACGAACGATTGAGTAAAGCCATGCTTGTGAGCAAGGGCAGTACCCATAGAAGCAAGTGTACCCAAAGGGGTCGACGTACCGCTTGCATTAGTTCCAGAGGTCTGCGCAATTGGACTGATGTTGATATCAGTTGAACCACCACCCAAATACTCAGGACGCTGTAACCGAGCGTCAGGACTGATGACGCCAAAGTGAGAACGAATAATTTCAGTATATCGTGTACCTCCACGTGCGTCCCTTTCTAGTAATTTTTGTATTTGGAATGATTGTCGTAATTGGTTAATTGTTGCTGATGTTGCTGCTGACAAATCAGCATATAGTCCAGTATTTAAGAAACGTAAAGGTGCTTGACTACCGGGATTAACTGACAAACCAATACGATTATTTAATGCACCATCAGGTTGACCATACAATGGCAAACTTGTTGAACTTACATCGGTTTTAAGCGTAATATTTGTGTTATCAGATAACACAGGCGCTGATGTACCTAATGGCAATGTTACGGCATTGCCTTTTTGTGGCCATGGTAAAGATGATGTGAAATAATCTTTACGTTTGCCACGTCTCAGTAGTGTGTAATTTGCTACTGTATCAGGGCCATCACCCTTATCTACTACTACTGAATTTTGAAGGTTTTCGTCTCGAAACCATTCGTTGTAAATCAGGTTATATGCTCGTGGCCAGAAAGCACAATGGCTTACTGTTGCACCTGAATTTACTTGTCCTACAGTAGGTAAACCCATGTAGTCCTGTAGCGAGCCGATTGCATATCCGCTCGCTGGTGACACCTGTTGGGGTACTACATATGATATTGAGTCCCCTGGATTATTTTGTTCGCCCATAAACTTTTGCCAATTATTCCAAATTAGGCGGTTTGGGACAAAAAAGAAGAATGATTCTAAATGTAAATTATCCATTACTGGATATAGTGGCGTTGCCATACGAGCAAACGCTGTCATATTTAGATTAAATGTGTCCCCTGGTAAAACTTCGTCTACATATACGGGGACTAAGTAGCCTGCATCGAATGTTGTTTTATGTGTACTTTGACAGTCAAATTTTGATCGCGGAATATCCGCTTTTGGAATCATTGTGAACTGATGTATGTCTACTGAACGATTGCGATGCATTTTTGCTCCTTTGAAGTGTTCCGTAAGAAAAGGTTTCCCTTTTCTTTACGGTTAGTTTTGTATTTTTACTTGTTTACCCAGACTAAGTAATTTAGGTTGTTCATACAACTCGAATTCTCCAGTGTTATCGTCGAATGTTCCAAATTCATACAAGTCGAAGTCGTCTGGGTGATTATATAGCTGATTATCAGCATCAGAGCGATTAATTTCATCTGAAAAGCTCCTGATGGCTACGCCTGTTGATGGTACAAACATTGGTCGTCCGTAAGCATCGGCTGCACGGTCTTTTACTGAACAAAGTGATAATTTCATGAGGATTTTCCTAAGTGAGGTTACGTTTAAGTTTTTGAAGTTTAGCTTGTTGGACCTTCTCTTTAACGATGAGTCTATCAAGCGTGTTGTCTTCGCTATTTAGTTTACCGTTTATTTCACGCTTGTAAAGTATTTCATCGTATTCATAAGGGTTTTCCTTAGCATATTTTTTATCGTAGAACTTAGGTGGTTTCACTTTTTGACCTCGTATTATGACGTAATCATGTGGATATACGTCTGTTTGGTACTTTTGTAGCCAGGTAGTGCCTATTCCTGGCTTTAACGACATTTTATTGTATTCAGCTTGTTTTATCGTCCCTGACTCTTTGTCAATATAGTGTTTCCAGGCATCTTTGCCTGTTTGTTTTTTCATTATGTATCGTGCGACATATGCTGCAGATTCAAATGTAACGTCTCCCACGCTTGTGTAGCCAATGGATTCAGATTTTCCGGTGATTGGATTAACAGCTTGCCAATAACTTGCAAGCTCGTCGGATGTATAAATGATACTTCCAGCTTGTGTTTTTTGTAAGAACTTTTTGTCTTTGAATGCGTGTCCGAATATACATGCGTGGTAATGAGGACGTCCGAATTGTTCGCCATATTCACCAGCCATGTAATAACGTATGAGTTTAGGTGATAAGCCTTTCCGTAGTCTTTTAATGAAGCGCTGAAAATGGTCGTGATGTAAGGAGTTGTCATTTGGTAAATGCTCGTTGTTATAAGTGAGTGTTATAAAACAATTTTCTTCATGCATCTGGGCTTCGTGTAAACATCTCATAGCCCATTGACGTGATCTTTCTAGCCTGCAGCCAATACATTGGCCGCAGGGTAATGACAGATTTTTGACGGTATTAAACCATCGTCTTTCCTGAAAAACGATTGAACCGTCAGCGCATTGAAATGCGCTTATAGGGTGATAACAAGGCATGTGAGGTGCCTGGGGGTTTTATTAGAACCTCCAGCCTCCACGCTGGGGGGCTGATCTCATATTTGGGCTTTTAGTCTTTCGGCTATGATGCCGAAATGTTCTTGCTGATTTTTTCTTGTTAACGCCATGTCTACGCATATACATTTTTAACTCCTTTTGTGGTTAGGTGTCACCTAGCACAGTTACATCTAGTAAGGTAACTGTGCTTGCGGTCTATTCGACCGCTTTTTCTTGTGGAACTTCAACGACTTGCGGCAGTTCCACAGATTCATTTACGAGGCCAAGCTTAATTGCCTCGTCTTTGTTTTCTGGATTATCCAAAAACTCTATTAATTGAGCTGGATCGTTTTCAAACCTAGCTCTTAAAGGCGCTGGCAGGGACATAAATTCGTCCTCTGCAGCGATTACTTGATTTAGGGCAGTATGGTAGTCACTTATGCCCGTAAAATCGCCATAACGAGGCGATATGGCTTGATCTGGCAAAATGCCAGTTATATTAAATTGACGAAGAATATTATTAATATCACATTCGTCTTTAAAATGCTGCTGAGCCAGGGAAGCATCCTCACAATGCAACCCTGACTCATTTGACGCAGCATCTGTATCATAATTATATGGTGTACGTAAAAACAATAATTTTTTCATTAATGTCCTAATGTTTGTTGATAAGGTGTTGCGGTAGAAGGTTTTTTTGCCCAATCAAAAAATTGCTCGGCTGAATGTTTTGTATCCTGATACCAATATGGATCAGATGTAAGA